CCTTTGTCGACCGGGTGGGATTCAAAGGTTGCAACCTCAAAAAGCAAATGTATTCTATTGCATAAATAAATGCATATGCTAAAATTTTTTTTACTAAACTATTCAAATATATAAGGAGAGATAATTATGAATAGATCAACTCAGAAAACAATCCCAAAAATTGTCAAACAATTTACTAGTTTATTTGACCATCCAAGTGATGCAGATAAATTCCTAACTAAACTACAGAACAGTGACTTTCAAACTGCACTCAGACATTACACAACTTGGTGTCAAACAAAAGAAGGTGCAGTCATTGAAATGATTAACAACCTAACTATTGATGCAGTAGAATCTAAAATGTATTGCAAAGAATTTGACTTAGAAGAAAGAGCAAATGAACTACATGAAGATAGTAACATAGATAAAATCATGGCTCATGCTATGCCAGGTTATAAAACATGGGAGAATAAAAATGGGTAGAGTAAAAGATACATTACTACATGATGAAGCTATGAATACATGGTGGATAATACAATCAAAGATTAAGAATGCTTCCCATGTGGAAGAATTAAGTATGATAGTGTCATATGCAATCAACGAAGGTAAGAAGAATCCAACGCTTGGTTCTATGAACTACATTGCAGATCACATTCGTGAACTGTGGAATGAAATACATAACAAACAAGGAGAATAGTTATGATATTATTTACAAAAGAAATAATAAAAAAGCTACAATCAAACAACAAACTAAATGATGTAGCTCTAGCAAAAGCAGAACCAGTGTGTAAATTCTTTACACCACATTCAAACTATACATGGTATCCATTCTCTATGGATGAAGATGGTTATTGTTTTGGTTTAGTATCTGGAGCAGCAGTAGAATACGGAATGTTTCATAGATCAGAACTAGAAAATTATGTTGGTCCAATGGGTATTCGTATTGAACGTGACTTACATTGGACACCACAAATCTTTGAACTCATATCTGCTCACCATAAAAATATATTTGTAGGATAATATCATGACAAAAGAAAATAATCATTTTAAAAACTGGATTGAGTTTCATAAAAACAATCCACACATATACCCTGAGTTTGAAAAGAGAATATTAAATTACTCAAGATTTGTAGACAGAGGACTCAATGCACGTTTTGTATTTGAGCAAATGCGACTAGACTATCGTATCAAAACAGTCAACAACAAAGGTGAAAAGTTAGAACCATACAAAATGCCAAACGAAATGATGACATACTACTCAAGGTATTTTGTACATAATCACCCAACAAAGGATGGATTGTTTGTCCATAAAACAATCAAATATGAACCTGACTTTTCAATTATCTAATCAACGTAAAGCTAATGGCATGAGTCAAGAACAGCTTGCTCATGTCATTGGTGTTGATAGAACTACCTTGCAAAGATGGGAGAATAATAGTAAAACTCCAAGCTTATATAACTTTTGTTGTTGGGTAGAATCTCTTGGGTTACAAATCGAAATCAAAGAAAAAAATAAAATCACAAAAGATAACTTGTGAATCTTGTTCAGATTTCACAGAATATTTTGTAGCTATACTAAGAAGTATTGAACCTACTAGACGTTATTTAATATGTCTAGATTGTTATGAGAGGGACATATGGCAAACAAGAATCGCAACAAAGGAAGCTACCACGAAAGATGGTTCGTCAAATGGTTTACGTCGCTTGGATTCAAAGCCAAAAGACAACCGTTGTCAGGATCATTGGGGGGAGAATACTCCGGGGATATCATCCTCAACATCAAGGGGCAACGACTGGTAGCTGAAGTAAAGTACCGAGATAAAAGTAATTTTCCTAATCCTTTCAATGTGTTAGACAATCGTGACATAGCATTGTATAAAAGAAAGACAGGAAAACCAAACACTCTAGTGATAATGAGTGGTGAACAATTTGTAAAATTAATAGGAGAATAATATGTCATTTATACTAATGGCTCATGCTATGAAATTAGAAATACCTGATCCATATGCAAAGTGGTTACTGTTATGTTTAGCTGACTATGCAAATGAGGAAACTAAATCATGTTTCCCAAGCATCAAGACACTATCAAAACGTACAAGCATCAGTGAATCTACACTGTATGTAAAACTAAATTGGTTAGAAGATCATGGTTACATATCCAGAATATCAGGTACACATAATAAGTCAAACATTTATACTGTGAATCTCGGTGTACTCCGAGAGTCGGAGGGGGTACTCCGAGAGTCGGACACTAACCTATCATATAACCTACCAAAAACAAATAGAAGGAAAAGAAGAAAGTCATTGAATGATGATTGGAAACCATCAGCCAAATGCTTATCAAATCTCAAAGAAAAATATGGAGAAATAAACTATGACAATGAAACCGATAAGTTCATTAACTACCACCTTGCAAAAGGGAGTGTCTTTGTCGACGCAGAAAGAGCGTACCTCAACTGGATCAGAAATGCAGTTAACTTCCAAGCAAAAGACAAACGCTTTGAACAATTTAAAAAAGATAAAGTATCCAGCAGAAACGGATCAAGCTCTTCGGTTTATGCTAGACTCCATAACAAACTCGCAAACTAACATCAAATATACAAACTTATACCTTCCAACAGAAGATGTATATAAACGGGCAAGGACAGCCGTATTAGAAAAGCTAGTACCTTTGCCTATGGAAGAGCTAGTTCAACGTCTGACGCACCTTACAACGCTACTGAGGATGCCATTTGGTTTCACTTCACCAGATGATATTGCAGTTCGTATCAAATCAATGGCTCATAAGCTATCAGATGTACCAGCTGACATTGCAATCTATGCCATAGAATATATTGCAGATAACAATAAAGAGTTTCCATCATGGTCTGAGGTAGCTGCAATAACAAACCAAAGAAAAAAAAGAAGAGAAGATATACTAACTAATATAGAGAGAAAGGAAAATTCAAATGCCATTACCGACAATACCTCTTGATTATGTAGCTGAAGTACTCAATGAATCTGGTAAAAGATTTTATATATCAGAATATAAATTTACTAATGATGGCAAATGCAAGTACCGTAAAGGTGAAGAAACCTATGAAGAAGATGCAAACAAATTTGTTCATGAAAAATTTAGTAAGTATAATTGGTGGCATAACAAACACTCAACTTATTGGGGATTTGTAGAAGGCACCAACATAGAAACATTTGAAATAAAATGGAATAAAATTACTATTGATGTAAAGATTAATCACTTTGGTTATTGTTTACAGAAGAATGGTGGATCACATCACCATGAATATTCTTATCAAGCTAGAGGTAATAAAGTAGAATTTGTAAAACAAAAAAATGGTATCTACCATGCAGTTGATACCATACCATTACCAACTACCAGCACTGGCTATCGTTCTGCTCATATACTTAAGAGAGATGCTAGTGAATATATCAAAGCCAATGAGCTAAGAGATTATATACTTAGTGAACTTGGAGAACCACCAGCACAAGGAGATTTATTTACATGAATAAAATTATATTATACAGTTTACTTACTGTTATGCATTTTGATACTGAAGAAGCTTGCCAAATGTGGTCAGATAGAATCTATGGTGAGGGATATAAGTGTCATAAGACATACAAGTATGAAGAGTTTTATTTAGAGAAACCCCCATTGAA